AACGGCTAAATCAATGGCAAACGCTCTGCCGGACGGAATTGGTGATGAGTATTTCGCATCGCAAAAGACATTCCTCGAAAATACAAAAAAGCAGTATGAGGCGGACAGCCTCAAAAAACAGCCAAGTCTCTCAGGTGGAAAGCCTGTGACAACATCAGACTTGGACTCAGCCGAAGATGCCAAATTGGACAGTTATTTCGGCTTGTAAAAAATAATTTGAAAGGAATTAAACACTATGGCTAACTCAATTGCACTTGCAGCTAAATATTTACCAAGAATTGATGCTGTGTACAAAAAAGAATCAAAGACAGCTCTTCTCGACACAACTGGAGACAGAGTTATGTTCACAGGCGCAAAGACCGCTTATGTTTTCAAAACAGCACTTGACGGACTTGGCGACTATTCCAGAAACGGCGGCTATGTAGATGGCGACGTAACATCAACATGGGAAGCACTCACACTCGACTACGACAGAGGTCGTTCATTCCAGGTTGATAACATGGACAATGAAGAGACTCTCGATATGGCTTTCGGCACAGTTGCTGGCGAACTCATGAGAACAAAGGTTATTCCTGAAGTTGACGCTATCCGTTTTGCTAAATATGCTCTTTCAGCAGGCAATTCAGTAAACGCTGACCTCTCAACATCTGCAACAGTTCTCGCTGCTATCGACACAGCAGAAGCTACACTCGGTGATGCAGAAGTACCGGACGAGGGAAGAATCCTCTTCGTATCAGAAACAATCTACAAACTCCTCAAAGGTGGAATCACTCGTATGTTCAAGAACGAGGGAACTATCAACAGAGCAGTTGAATACTTCGACGGAATGGAAGTCGTAAGAGTTCCGAAGCCCAGATTCAATGTTGACCCGACCGTAACAGGCAAGGGCATCGTGCTCAACGATGGTACAACTTCTGGACAGACGGCAGGCGGTTTCGCATTCCCGAAGACAGACTCCTACGGAATCAACTTCCTCATCGTTCATCCGACAGCAGTTGTTCAGGTTGTTAAACACGCTCTTCCGAAGATTTTCTCTCCTGAAGTAAACCAGGACGCAGATGCTTGGAAGTTCCAGTACAGAATCTATCATGCAGTCCAGGCTTACCAGAACAAGGTAAACGGCATCTATCTCCATAGAGCTGCTACAGCTAACGCTGCTGACATCACAGGCTAATTAAACACAAAATTTACTCGAAGGAGGCAACGATATGACTGATTATGAAAAGCGGATTCGTGTTCAGGGAGACTTGGACAATATCAAAGAAGCAACTGACAAAAAGGTAGATTATTGTCTCCTTCTTGCTAAATCAGCGATACTCAATAGACTCAACAACGAAAAAATTACTGAAGTCCCCGAAAGATACGTTGACGTTCAGTTGAAACTTGCGGTCCGTTACTTCAACAGAAGAGGTGCGGAAGGCGAAATCAAACACGACGAGAACGGAATAAACAGAACATACGGAAGCGTAAACGACGACGATTTACTCTCCGAAGTGACACCGTATGCGAAGGTGGTGCGTTGAGATGCGTTCACTTGAAAGAAACAAGCAGACGTTTTATTACGCACTATACAATGGGGTAACTGAAGTAGTTGACGAGAATGGCGACTACACGGGCGAAAAAGAGGTATCTTATTCCGCTCCGGTAAAGTATCGAGCAAACATATCTGCGGCAAAGGGCGAGAGTGAAACGGCTCCGTTTGGAGTTGAAACAAATTACTCAAAGACCATTTCGACCAACGATATGAACTGCCCAATTCAAGAGGACAGCGTGCTATGGATTGACAGAGACCCGACAACCGAAGCGTACAACTTCTTGGTTGTAAAGGTTGCAAAGTCTCTTAATTCGATATTGTACGCGATCCGAGAAGTATCAACGGACGACTATTCAAGGTATGAGCCGTAAGATAACGCTTAGATGGGACAATGCTGATTCGATAACAGCAGCCATAAAAGAGTTAAAAGAGTATCAAAAAAAGCTACACGAGGTTCAGAAGAAGTTTTGTGTAGCACTTGCCGAAATCGGAAGACAAGCAGCACAAGTGGTTTACGACGAGTTCTATCTTGATGGCTATAACCGACCAGTAATATGCGAGGTTAAGCCGACAAGAGACGGGGCAAAGCTACTTGCAAACGGCGAGGATGTATGTTTCATCGAGTTTGGAACCGGTATGGAAGCGGACGGAAGTACACATGAAGGGTACACATTTACGCCTGGTTCTTGGTCAAGTTCCGAACTTGGTAAAGGTATGTTCTCCGAGCTTGGTTATTGGGTTTGGAATGGCGAGACATTCACAGGAACTCCACCCGCACATGCTTTGACAAGAGCAGTGGCCGAGATGGAAAGCAGAGCAAACGAGGTTGCACAACAACTGAAAGGTGAACTGAAATGATAGACATTGAAAATACTGTATATACGGCAGTTCGCGACGCAGTGATAGCTCTCGTTCCTGACTGTTATATTACAAGTGAATTTACGCAGAAACCAGAGAACTTTCCGTGTGTTCTTTTTCAAATGGTGGACAACCACGTATATGAAAGGACCTCGGACGAGAACGTAGAAAACCACGCAAGAGTTGTGTTCCAAATAGAAGTGTTTACGGCGTTTACTGAAAAAAAGAAAAGCGCCGCAAAGACAATTTTCCAAGTCATAGACAAGGTTATGTCTGACATGCACTTCGTTAGAACAACTTATGCAACTCTTCCGAACATGGACAAGACAATTTTTAGAATAACAAGTAGGTATAGAGCGGTCGTGGCTCAGCCAATTGAAGGCGAAACGACCAACTATTACCAAATCTATAACAAAGAATAATCTCGGAGGGAATTATTATGGCAAATGAGATTCTTACAGCCGGAATTGCAGTCAAGTACATCGCAGAAGCTACTCCTGGTACAAGACCAACTTCAGGCTATGTAACCATTCCTAACGTTAAAGTATCTCCCGCTATATCAGGCGACCCAGAAACGGTTGATGTTACAGACCTTTCTGACCTGATTTGGAGAAGATATATAAATGGACTCAAAGATCCGGGTGGCGCAGTGTCACTTACGGCTAACCTTACAGCAGCTTTCCTTACTGCTTGGGAAACACTCAGAGACGCTTATGCAACTGCAAAAGCAGCCGGCAAAGCAATTTGGTTTGAGATATATATTCCCAACATAAAGAGCTTCTACTTCAAAGGTGAACCGGTTGAGCTCGGCGTCGACGAACAGAACGTTGGAGAAGTTGCAGAACAGACTGCATATATCGTGGTAAACGGAGTAGAGGGATGGGACACATCCTCATCAACATAAGGAATATAAAGAAAGATTTTAGTAGGTGATGTTTTATGGGAAGAGAAAGAATTAAACCGATTACTCTTAATGATACCGAAACCGGCAAAGAGTACACTTTGGAATTTAACCGCAAGACCATTGTAATGGCAGAGAACGCAGGGTTGGACTTGCTCAATGGATCAGCGAAACCCGCAACCACGATATTGACGTTGTGGTACTATGCGTTCAAGATGCACCATCCAACAATAACACAAGTTCAAGCAGAAAAACTATTTGATAATCTTGGAACAATTCCGGACGGATTGGTCGAAAGACTTATTGAATTGTATCAAGCAGGAATGGAAAGTCTTTGCGACGAAAACCCCAAAGCGACGGTGGTTCTTTAATCCCAACGGAAGCATCGTCTAAGAAAATAACTTATAGCGATATTTTTTATGACGCCCTTCCGTATTACCTCTCAATTGGTATGCACCCAAGCGAATACTGGGAGGGCAATATTTATATGGCGGAGGCGTACAGAAAAGCTCACCGCTTACAACTAATAGAACAAAATCAAGACAACTACCTTAAAGGCTTGTACACCTTCCATGCAGTCGGGATCGCCCTTAGCAATGTGCATTTGGACGGCAAAAAACACAAGACAAACAACTATTTAGCAAATCCGTTTGACTTGTACTCTACCGAAGAAGAAAAGCGCGCCAAGGCCGAAAAAAAGGCTCAGGAAGAGACACAAAGAATTATAGCTTATCTTGATTCGCTTAAAGGCAGTTGGGATAGAAGGGAGCAGAAGAATGGCAATCAGAATAGACAGCCTTGAAGTTGACATTAAAACGTCAGCCAAATCTGCTGTGTCCG